AGAATAACCATGGCAACTACTGGACCAGTAAACGGCACGCTTATAAGCATCTATAAAGATGTTAGCGGAACCTTGACCAAAATCGCAAACGCGACATCTCATTCAATCGACATTTCAAAAGATATGATCGACGTTACTAACAAAGACAGCGCAGGCGCTAAAGAATTTATTGCCGGTGAATATGGCTACACTTTGAACGTCGAAGGTATTTTTGAAGAAGATGCATCTGTGAGCACTAGCGGGCAATCATTCAAAGATATTTTGACCGACTTGTTAGCAGGTACTGCTGTAACTGTTGTAATGACTACTAACAGCAGCGGAGACCAAAAAATGACAGGATCGGCTTTCTTTAGCAGCTTGTCTTTGAGCGCACCTAACAACGACAAAGCGACCTTCACAGGAACTTTGCAGGGTACTGGCGCTTTGACTGTTGGCACTGTAACGCCTTAATACTTTTTGTCTTATCTTTGTGGCATGAGCCACATTATCATTGGGGGTGTTCAGCACCCCCTTTTGTTTAACATGAACAGCCTGCGCAACGTTATGCAGTTGGCTGGGATGGAAAATTTCGCAGATCTAAACCTGCAAAAAGACCTTGCCAAATCTATGGACTTCGCACTAAGTTGCGCGTTCTATGGGATTTTGGAAGGCTACGAAGCCGACGGCAAAAAAACGCCATACCCCACGATCCAAAAGTTGGGCGCATCGGTTAAAAGATTTACAGAGTTGAGTCCTGCATTGGAGGGATTTACGCAGGCCGTTAGTGATTTCTTTAGCACCGAAGAGCCAGAGGGAAAGTAAAAGCCAAGGGCGACGGCGCACCGCTAACTTGGCGCAAGATTGAGCGCATTAGTTACGGCGAATTGAATCTGACTGAGCGAGAGTTTTGGAAATGCTCGCCACGTTTTTGGCGTTTAAAATTGGAAGGGATGCGTGAGGCGCAGCAACAGCAGTACAGAAACCAATGGGAGATTACCCGCTGGGCAGTTGCTACAAGCATGGCGCCACACTTAAAAAAGCCAATAGAACCGAAAAGGCTGTTAACATTTCCTTGGGAGGAACCCGAGTTTTTGTCTATTCACGAAGCGGTTAAACTATATTCGCATGTCTTTGATAAGTTAACCCCAGACGCCAAGGCATGAGCGCACCCATAAAAATAGTATATAACATTTTAAGCAATGCGTCAGACCTTACGGCGTTGGTTTCCACTCGCTTAAATCCTTTGCGGATTCCGCAAGAGTCTGCATTTCCTGCAATTGCTTATAATTTAGTTAGCATTATTGCAAGCCCTACCAACACAAGCCACTCACGCACAGACTTTGCTCGGGTGCAAGTTAGTAGTTTTGGGGCCACGTTTGCAAGCGCTACGGAAGTGGCGGCGCAAGTTCGAGCTGCATTTGAGGCTGTTAGTTACCCAAATATATTTAATGACTATTATTGCCAGGCGATTGAGTTCGATGGCGAAGTGCATTTGGTTGAAGATGAGGCAGGATTTGCGGGAATTTATCACGTTGCTCAGGACTTTATTATTAACTATTACACCGTTGCAGTTGTAACCGAATTGCTATTGTTAGAAAGTGGTGATTTCATTTTGTTAGAAGATGGATTTAAAATAGAATTGTAAGCATGGCAAGGTCGTTAAATATAGTAATTGGCGCAAACATTGAAAAGCTCAGACAGGGCTTTAATGATGCGATATCGGTGATCAAAAAGGCGGGCGGTGAAATGTCTGCCGATGTGGCAAAGAGCGCAAAGAGCATTGAAGAAAAGCTAGCAAGCATAGCCACCCGTAACCCAACTATGGGAACTGTCAGGCAGTTGACTCAGTTGGCAATGGAAGCCCGGGCATTAGGTCCAGAGTTTGGCAAAGTTGCGGATCAGTTTATTAGGGAAGCGGGTAGGATCAAAGATAGCATAGGCGATGCACGTGCAGAGGTTGCATATTTTGCAAGTGATACACGCAGAATTGATGCGGTGTTAGGTGGAGTGCAGGCAGTTACTGGAGCCTTTGGAGCGTTGCAAGGCATTACTGCTTTGCTAGGCGCTGAAAACGAGGACATGCAAAAGACCATGATGAAACTTCATGCAGCTATGTCTGTAGTAACTGGATTGCAGGCCGTCATGAGTTCATTGGAAGCCGAGAGCACTGTGCGAAAAGGGGCCAATGTGGCAATGACAAAACTGCAAAACTACGTGATGGGGCAGGCAACTGTTGCAGCACGGGCTTACTCTGCGGCATTGTTGGCCACAGGAGCGGGCGCGATATTGGTTGCTATTGGGCTTGTTGTTACGGTGTTTCAAAATATGTCGAGCGAAATTGACAAAGCAAAGAAACGACTTGAGCAATTTCAAAAAATACAAGAGCGATCTTTGACACTGGGCCAAAGGCAGATAAAAGAAGAAGAAAGAAAAACCGAGTTAGCAATAAGCCAAGCAAAGGCGCAAGGCAAGAGCGAGGGGTATATTTTAAAGTTAAAAGAAGAAAGTTTAAAACGTCAAAAGGCCATATACATTCGGTACGGAAATGAGGCGCTATTTAGATTGGCTGAACAACGTGCCGAGGAAATGTATCTAGCAGACGGCAACGCTAAAAAAATTAAAGAAATTTCCGCTAAATATACACAGCTAGAAAGCGACCTAAAGTATTCAATAAACCAAGAGTACAAGGATAAAGTAGTAGCGCTAGACATTGAAAAAAATAATCAGTTAGCGGAGAATAGAAAAGACGATTTAAAGGATGCCAAAAACAATGCGCAAGAATTAGCAAAGTTAGAGGCGCAAGTATTTGGCCAAAAGAATACAGGCAAGGCAATAACGAATCCAATCGAGGATCAGATAAAGCCTGAAAAAATGGAGGATGTTATTAACTCCATGGAAATGGCCGCGCCTGCTGTTAAAGCTTTGAATGATGAGCTTGTGGGAATGGGCGGAACTGAAGGCGGCCCTGCAATGGTTGCGACTTCTGTGGGAGAATTATCTGCAGAACTGCAAGCCATGGCCGACACTAGTTCGGTAAGTTACAAAATACACGCAGCCGCTGCTGCGGAGGCTACAAGGAAAACGCAGGAATATGCAGACAGTTTTAAAGAAGCAATGTCTGGAGTTAACGAAGCGTTTAACAGCATGACCGCCCAGGGCCTCGAAGATTTCGGGGTATTGTTGGGTGATATTATGACGGGGCAAATTGGTAGCTTTGAATCCTTTGGGCAAAAGTTGTTAAAGGCGGTTGCGGGTTTTATGAAATCCTTTGGGCAAGCATTGATTGCAACGGCCACAGCGTCAAAGGCTTTTAAGGAGTTATTGATATCTAACCCTGTGCTCGCAGCTGCTGCGGGTGTTGCCTTGGTTGCGGGTTCTGCGGTAATCACTAATATGCTGAACAAAGGCCCAGAGATGACAGCCTTCGCTGAGGGAGGTATTGTGAGCGGGCCTACATTGGGATTGGTTGGTGAATATCCAGGGGCGAGTAGTAACCCTGAAGTAATCGCACCACTTGACAAATTGAAGGGCATGCTAAACACAAACGAGCAAAGCGGCTACGTTGCAAGCACTACAATACAAGGTCGCGATTTGGCAATTGTTTTGGAACGATATAACAAAGACAGAAATAGGGGATAATGGCACGCATTTACTACGGCTCATTTAAGAGTATACAGGATATTGATTACAGGGTTGAGTTGTGGGATGCGCCAAGCGGTAGCACCACCTCGGGCACCGAGTTAAAACTTGCGGGCGAGGGCTTTGTAATTGATCGCGAAGGCGAAGGCACTGCAACCTATGAAGAATTTTTAAGGCCATCACGATGCTCAACGGAGTGGGTGATGCCAAACAATACTGTACTGGCTGACTTTATTTCGATAAGTACAGAGGCTGAAAACAATTGGGCCATGATTGTATATCGTGAAGATGTGCCTATTTGGATTGGTAGAGTTATTGCCGATCAGATGACGCGCCTGCGTGAGGCCATCCAAGCAAAGCCACGAATTAAACTTGCGGCGGTTGATGGTTTGGAATTGTTAAAAGGATTTCGTGTTAGTGATCTGTGGTTTACTGATGGCATAATTACAGGCTCCTATCTTTTTCGCAAGTGCCTGGAACAAATTGAATTGAGTGAGTACTGGGTAGTGTTGGGTATTAATTCAAATTACTTTTATGATGCCTCTTTAATGTATGCCAGTGCGGCCGCATTAAAAGGGATTCATTTGTTAAGCTTCAACCTTAACGCCTTTGTCAAAAACTTTGACCCCATGAAAGACGTGCGGGCCATCGATGTAGACGCGGGATATTATGCCGATAGCAACATGCTCACCTGCACCGAGGCAATGGAGCAGATTTGCGCAGCCTTGCAAGTTAGGTTTATTCACGAGATGGCAGGCTATTGGATGGTGCCAGTAAACGGTTACTTTAATACTACGCTCGCCTATCGCCGTTACTCCTATACACTCGGCTACCAAGGCACGGGCACCTATACCCACAGGCAGACATTGGCAAGCCCACGACCGCAATGGGAAGCCAAGCCGTCGCTTTACTATCAGCCCGCTGCAAAGTTGGTGCGCATCGATACAGAGCGTAGGCTTGCAGGTAGCAAATACCGCACTTATCAAAACGCTGTAGATACCATTTTTTCCAGTGAGTTCACAGGCATACCAACGGGCTCAACGCCAGACGATGCACCTATGCGCATTAAGGTATTGGTCAAGTTTACCCGCGCCTATCCCAGCGGCAAGGTTGAGAATCAGACGCAGATCAATTACAGGATTTATTTGCGTGATTCCGCGGGTACAATTTCCTATTTGCAAAATGACGGTTACTGGAGTAGCACAGTAAATTCATTTGAGGGCAAAGTTGATACACGTGGCCAAAAAACTACCTGGAATAGCTACATGATTGAGCACCAGTGCACGACGGCCCCGGCAACTTATGACCGTCTATTTGTAGATATTGACTTTGTGTATTCAGTTGTTAAAACTTATTCAAAAAGCAAAGGGTGGCAGGTTACGGCTTCGGCTTTGAAACCTTTTTGGGGATCTGTGCAAGTTGCATTTGCCGATAGTTCAGCCTATCAAAACCCCGACTTTGTTTTTGATGTTGAAGAAATATTTAGCCCAGGCACAACCTCGGCCCTAAACTCTACCGAAATTAATTTGGATATTGCCCATTACTCGAGTGATTCAAAGTATGCAATCGGCAATATACTGGCTTACAATGGCACTATCAATGTAGTGGCCGATGATTGGTTTGGCGGTTGGGATTCCGTAACCCATGGCACGCTTACTGAAATGATAGGCACGGCCGTAGGTGGTTGCTACAAAGATTTTTTGCAGGTGGTCCGTGGTGGTTGGGTAGACAGTGGCACATTAACGGCAATCAAAACTTTGTATTTTGACGGCGGCGCATGGGTGTTGAATGG